TAGCAGAAGAATTATTAAGTATATTTGCAAAATATTTATTTTCTTTTCTTTTAAAACTATTAGTAAATAGTTCATTAGAAAAATCTGTTAATGATGTTGGTAATATATATTTTGATACTGGAACCAATGCTGTATCGCCCGAACTTGCATCAAGAGAACTTACTGTCCAATCTTCACTACCTTCATAATTTATTGTTTGAAATACTTTAACTGTTGATGGCTGAGCATTTAAAACTACTGTTACTGTTGAATCTGAAACTACCCCATAAAAACTACAGTAAGGTGCAGATCCATAATGTTGGTATAATTTACCTGTATTAGTCGTAAAAAACGTAGATGATAAACTAAATACCCAAGATGGTTTATATGTTAATCTACTAGTCCAACCTTGTACGCTTTCATCAAATGATAAAGTATTATAACTTGATGCTGTTTGTATAGATAAAATATAGTTTTTAGTGTGCATATCCCATCCACCTACAACTTTAGTAACAGCTGTAGATGTTAAGTTATCTCTAAAAAAATCATGCATACCATAACCAGATATTTCTATAATTTCTCCAGCTGATGATAATCTAAGTACACAACCTCTTTTTCTATCTGTAAAGTATTTTCTATAACCATATACAGCAAAACTAAATGGATCTGTAGATATACCATATTCTCCAGCATAAGGAACTATTTGACCTATTACAACATTAGATGCTGTTACAGCTGGATTACCTTCTGCAGTATAAATTGCGTCTTTATCTATTAAAGCTCTATTAACTTTATTTTCTTGGAAAATTATTAAATTTGTATCTTCAGCATATAATTTTTGTATTGATCCTTTTGCTGGATTAACTGACCTTGTTATATCTTCACCTACTGAAAACTCGTTTGTTTGGTTTATACCTGTTCTTGAATTAAACACACCTGAGTGTATAAGTGTATTAAATCTATTTTGATTATTAGGATTATCTTCTACAATATGAGCCTTAACACCTAAATCAGTTATAGTATTATTATAACCACCTCTTATTCTAGCTTCTTCAATAAACCAATCGGTAGCATTATCATTTGCATAAGAGTATGGTACATTTTCATACGGAGCATCAGGTTGCGGACTCGCATCTACAATGCTAGATATTTTCTTCAACCAATATGAGTTAAAATATTTTAATTCTAAAGTAGCTCCCATGTTCTTTTATTATCACTTATTTTTTATCATTATTACACCCAGCCTACAGATCCTGGAACTGGTCTAGCACAAGAAGTGTTACCTGATATACAGCCTCTTGCATATGTATCACTACACGTAGTATTATCACCGCTTATTTTTATACCGCTAGTATTGAATTTTGCATTAATTCTTATTTGATCAAACGGTTGTCCTGACTGTGTAGTAAAACTATAAAAAGCAGGAAATGTTGAACCTATTGTAGCGCTAGTCCAAGGATTTGCTAAACTAGTATCTGTATAAAATAAGTCTACATACTGAGCATAAGGCATCGGAGCATATCTCAACGTGTTTCCCGTATTACCACATATGTTATAAGAAGCACCGTTTGAACCTAAATGATATGAATAATATTTAGGACTTGCTCCACTTGTAACATTGCTACCATCCTCTACAACACATGTACTATAATAAAGATCGTTAGAGTTAACCCATAAACATAAAGAGTCAGCATATATTTGAGCTTGATGTACATATGCGTCTTTAGCTATAATAGCATATTCGCCTGGTTGATCAAAAGCAAAAGCAGTTGAAGCATATTTAGTTGAATTAAAACTATTATTTAATAACTCAACATCAGCTAAGATGTTACTATTATTAACATCATTTATTTGAGACCAACTACTTGACGAATTTGTTCTATGATAAACAACCCAGTCTAGGTATGATAAAGTAAAACTCATTCCACCACTATTGTTTGTAAATGATTGTTGCATATTACACTGAAAAACAACTGTTCCTTGAGTTAAAGCGCTACCTAGTTTATTAGTAAAATTAGAATTACCGGTATTAGTATCTGGTACAATTGGAAAATCACTTCCAGAAAGAGTATTATCAGATAAATACCATACAGCATTTATTACATTACTACTGTTTGTTGTATTTGGTATAACACTTTGTTGTGTAGCTGGTATTCCAGCACTTACAACACCTGAAGCTAAACAACTAGAAATAACACCACTATTAACAGCGTTAGCTCCTACAGTAATTTTTTGTGTTTTACTTACGCTTAAACTACCAGTTTGCGCAACACCACCTGATACAGCGTCTTCTATTTTTAATGTTAAAGTATATACACCAATAGGTGTAGAACTTGATTTAGTTATTGCTCCAGTCGTTGAATTTATACTAAAATAACTTCCTGTATTACCTGCTGTAATACTATATTTTAAATCATCTGCGTTATTACTTGCAGATCCATTAAACCCGTTTCTAGTTACAACACTAGTTGCTGAAGCACTAACTGTTACATCTGGTAAACTTGAACCAGCTGCAAACACAGGAGCAATATTATCTAATAATCCTGAAGATGTTGTTGTACTTTCATCACCAGCGTTAGTTTTCCATTGAAACTCAATTGTATAAACTTCTTTAGTTGAACCATCTGATCCATATACAAATTGATTATTAGCTGTTTGTAGTCTATAACCCGTACCTGATGTTATTAAACTAAAATCACTAGTTCTATTAGCGCTTGTTCCGTCAGTTACTGTCATTATAGGATAACCAGCCGCTATATCTGTATTAGCAAAATTACTACCTTGATTATTTTGTGGATAAAATACAGCAGTTACATTTGTAGATGCTGCCATACTTTCATCTTGTGAATATGATAAAGCTGATAAAGCTGATACACCATTAAAACCTGTATTAATATCTGCATTTAAATCTGATATTAAACCAGCTGTAGATGTTTCATAAAACAATTGTAATAGTGTTTCATCTGGTTCAGTTTCTGCTACAGATAATTGTGGAACCATTGTAGCGTCTGTTATACCTATTGTAGTAGTTCCTGAGTTTAATGTTGCTAACCTAGCAATTAAAGGATTTGTATCTATTTGATAAAAATTAGTTGGTGTAGTTATATCAGTTGTTGCCATTTTTAAATCATCAGCATCAGCTATAGTATCAGCTGTCATAGATAATGGTAGTATTTGAGTACCACTAATATTTACAGGGAAAAACTGTAAATTATCTGCAACCGTATTATTTACTCTACCGTATAATCTTACAGAACTTCTGAATTGTTTTTGTTCTGGTCCAACTTCTGATAAATCTCTAGGTACCTTATTTATATTATCATTTAATAATACAACATGTCCTGTTTTACCATCTTCATTAGTAGGAAATGTAACAGTACTTTGTCCAGGATATCCATCTAAAAACCCTGGAAAATAACAGTTATAATAATCTTGTTCTTGTTGTTTAACAACTATTTTATAGGAATACCAACCTAAAGGATTGTTAAGATTATAAGCAAATTTAACATCTGGATTATTATTATTTGATAAATATAAAAAATTATTTACTTCACCATCTGTTGTAATTGTATAAGCACTACCTACATTAGAAACATTTGTAACTTTTACAAAATCAGTATATTCACCTCTTAAATAAGAGTTAACAACTGGAATATCTGTTTGGTTTGCAGCTAAAGTAAATGTAAATGTATTACCTACTATTGTTGTCGCAACACCAGTTGTGTTAAATCCATTACCTATTTGATCAGCATATAAACCTGGGGTACCTGTTAAACTATCAGGTGAACTAGTTATAGCTGTGTTTATTACAACTTTTAAAGCATCACCAAACCACTCTTTTAAATTTTGTGTACTTGATCTATATGGATGATAAAAAGTAGAACCACCAAAAAACGAACCACCTACACTAACACCATCATCAACTGATGATAATATAACAGATGATTGTCTACCAAATTTATCTGCTAAAATAAAACCTACTTGATAGTTTCTATTTTGTTTTAATGTATGATTAGGGTATTCTGCCCATGTAGTAAAAGCTGTTGCGCTTTTTGCGTTTGCACCTACATTATAATTTAATGATGAAGGTGGCGTGTGCTGACTTTGAAAATTACCATATATTACCCTGTTACCTGCTATTTCTTGACTTAAAGCTCTTACTGGTACTTTATCATAAACTCTTATAGTTTGTCTTTCTGGTAAAGTTTTATATGGTTTTCTTGATTGATAATCATATGTGTAGGTGCTTATACCACTTGTTGTTGGTGAAAAATCACTTGTTTTTACAGTGTCTAATACTTTAACTGCTCTAGCATCTGATTCTTTATATAATATATCTATTGCTGTTATTTTATATGTATCATCATTTTCATTACCTAAGTTTTCTTGTATATCTGGTAATGGTATAATTAATTGTACGTTTTGTACGCCATTTTGCATAAAATCAAGTATAGTACTTCTATACGCAGCATCTTCATCACCATCTAAAAAATAACCTTTTTGTTGAGGTATAAAAGCCGGTTGAGTAAATGGTGCCATTAACGAATATTCTTCGTCATCAAATTTAAATCTATAGCTAAATCTTACAAATAAATCTTCTAAAAAATCTGGATCACCAGGCCAATCAGCACCAGCATTAAAATCAAAAGTAATGTCTTTACCAGTCATTGTAGTAGCTAAAAATGTAATTACATCACTAGCAATAATAGCAGAACTTGGTGCCGCATTTAACGTTACAGCTGTTCCAACCACGTTTACTACATATAAATATTCTGAAGCAGGTATTTTAATAGAACCATTAGACTGTTTAACAATAAGTAACATGCCTTTTTTAATGTTAGCATTAGACGAGGCTAATGTTATTGTTACGCCAGATGAAGTAGCTCCTGTAATTTCTACAGATTTTAGTAATGTTATAGGATCATACGGGTTATATTTAGCAACCGATATTTGGTTTTCTTTAGTATAATAACCTAATGTTTTACTTACGTTTATTTTTCTAGGTTGATTTCTATTATCTGTAAAGAATAATAAGTTTTCAACTAAGTTTACACCTGATATAGGGTTTGATGTGTTAAAATTTAAAAAAGTACCTTCAACTAATTTAGTATAATTACCATTGTTATATTTATATATAAAATGATTAGCACTGTTATCTGTTAAAAATAAATATATAGTATTATTATTATCGTCTTCGTAATGACCAATAATTTCTAGATTATTTATACCTAAATTTGTATCCGGCACTAACGCATTACCTAATACATTTTCTAACGCACCAATATCATCAGCTTCTGATTTACCTACAGATATATTTTCTGCGTCACGATATTCACCATTAGGTACTAGTCTATCATCCAAGTCTTTATTCATCTTGGATTTTAAGAAACTATTTTTAATTTCAGCCATATTTAGTATTTAATCCACTTAGATTTATTCCTCATTACTTGAACTATTTGATCAAGTTTAATATTAGATAATCTAATTTTAGCATTTCTTAATTTAGCGCTTCGTTCTTTTTTAAATCTTTGAACGATGTATTCTTGTATTCCTACACTTGTAGATAATATAGAATATAATATATGAGCATATAAAGCTTCTTCTGCCATTTTAGGTATTCTTAAATCTAAATCATAAGCATTACCATCTGATATATATTCTAATATTATTAATTTTTCTTTTAAATTGCTTGAAAAAGCAAACAAACCTTTTCTATCATCAATTATAAACCAGCCATTTCTTTGGCTTGTTTCAGGATTTAATCCATATCTTTGGCCTAAAGCCCCATCATAATAACTAGTCCAATAAACATCAGCAATAGAATAATCATTAATATAAGCACCACTAATTTTTCTTGGATTATTAGCATCCCATTTTACTGTAGTTTGTGATGTGCCGTCTATATTTGAATTATTGGCATCTTGAGTAGGTAAACCATCATTGTCTTGTGTAGGTGTAGCATAAGGTCTTAATGTTAATTCATTAGCTGGAAATATTGTATGTTGTACACCCATGTTATCTACATAAGAAAGTCTTACATAATTAACATAGTCTTGAGGTATTACAAGAGATAAACTTTGTGGAATAGTTAATTCTTGTGATCTTACACTTTTTAATGTATCATAACTAAATTCTTGTAATCCACGTTTTGCATGGAATATAACATCTGTTCTTTTTACACTAGGTATTAATTTTCCAGGCCCTACATAAGCTATTAAAAAATTATTAATAACATCATCTAATTTAGTATATTCATAACTTCCGTGCATGTCCCATAATGTATCTTCATTCATTTGAATTTTAAGATAATTACCGGATGTTAAACTAGAATTTACAGTTACTATATTATTTGCTTCACTCCAAGGGCTTGCAAACCTAAAAGTTATAGTGGTTGCGTCTGTAATATTAGCAGCTAAATTATCTACACATGTAAAATTAGCATTACTATTTATTGTTTGTATAACTCCTATTAAAGTTCCATCAGCTTTTAAAACTGACATACCAGCTAATATATTGTTATTACCTGGATTTATACTTACTACTTTTTGGCCTGTTACGTTACTACCAGCGGCAGCTAATGCAGCGCCTGTTGTAGCTGTAGCAGTAGGAGTTAATTCAGTCCATGCATTCGCATCAGGACTTGTATAAACTTTAAAGTTATTTAAACCATAGCCTGTTGCTGAAGGATCAGAACTACCAAAAGTTAAATTAGTTTCAAATGTGCTAGTAAAAGTTTGACCAACACCTGTGCTTGTGATAGAAAATTGTTCTGCGCCTGCGTAATATTGTCTGTTAGTTTCGGTGATTAAACCACCATTAGGTATAGGCATAATTTATTAACTTTTTTGATTTATATTTTCTTGTTGAATTTGGGCAGCTGCAACTTGTATTACTTCTTGATTTTTAATTACAACTCCAGCATATAATAATATTTTTAATATTAATTCTATTTGTTCAGCAGGATGTAATTCAAAATTACAAGATGAAGTTGGTTGAAATACATATTGAGATCCTGAAGTAAAAGCCCAAATAGGTGGTATAGGTTTTCTTATATAACTTGTTGATAATCCGCTAGTTATACTAGTAGGGTAAACTGTAAGCTGATTATTTTCGTATGTATAAATAGGATTGGTAGTAGTAGGTTTAGTTAAATTAGAACTTAATAAATGATATAATTCACCTCTGTCAACTCTTTGTAATTCTTCAGTTGATAAAGCACCCACTTGATATAATACTTGACCTAATCTATAAAATTCTTTTGGATAAAGATTTATAATTATAAGTTGACCAGCTGTTGGTTGACTACTTAATGTTAGTGTTGCCCCACTTAAACTATATGCTGTTGATGCTAATTCAACGCCATTTACAAAAACATTTGTAATAGCGCCAGCATTAGATAATGCTAAAGCATCTCCAGTTAGCGTGTATGCTAAACCAGGGTTTACAGCTGTAAATTGTTGTGTTGCGGAAGAAGTTCCTGAATATTGAGTAGGTAAATTAAAAACGTTACTTGAAGATACTGATGTAGCGTTTCCATAATCTTTAAATATAGAGATTTTTTCATCAAGATTTACGACTCTATCAGCGTAATCTGTGTTTGCTTGCGGTACACGTAACTGCTGATTTAAACTATCAAAATATGTTTCAAATATTTCAAGTTGTGATTGAGCACCTATTTTATTAAATTCCAAAGGTGTCATATAACCTCTTTGTTCTTTGTTTAGTATTAATAAAACGGTTTGATATACAGTGTTTACGTTTATTGCCATTTTAATATTTTATGTGAATAACAGCTGGGCCACTGTAGTGACCCGCTATTATAATTATAGTTACGTATTATTGTAACTTTTTATTTATAGTCTTATAAACTTCTACTCCTTCGTCGGTTTTAAACCAAGCTGCCATAGCTGAATAAGGATTTTCATCAAAAGGAACTGTCATTAGTTTTCTATCATTAGAAGCCCAATGGAAAGTTCTTTGATCTTGTGATAATTTTAAAATTCCTTGTTCAACAGCTACAATTGCTGTGTTTCTTAAACCTACGTTTTCATCATTAGCTATTGCCATAAAAGCATAAGGATTTTTCTTAGCCATTAAAAGTAAATCTCTTTTAATTTCTTTTGAGCTCATACTAGAAACAGAAGATCCTTTTTCTACTCTTAATATTGCTTCAGCATGATCAATGTCTAATTGCTTAGCAAACATTAAAGCTTCTATTTCTGCATGTATTTCCTCAACTTCATTTTCAGCAACAACAGTTGGTTCAAACTCTCTGTATGTTGATCCTAATCTTGGATGATATAAAGATAAAAGTTTTTGTAAGTTTTGTTGTTCTTTTGGTACGGTTAATACACCGTCATCAAATACAATATGCCCCATTGTTGCTTCACCTTTTTGTTCATCTACAAATGGTGAATTTTGATTAGTTGCATATCTTAATTCTCTTTGTTCGTTTTTTTCTGCATCAAACCATAATAAAGGATATCTTGTAGAATGTCTAGATGCTAACCTATATGTTAATGGAGACTGATCGTGCAGTAAAAGATAAGTTCTATCTTTAATTTCCCATTTAGGTTTTTGAGGTTGTTTAACCTCTACTTTTTTTACTTGTACTGGTTCTTTAACCAATACTTCTTCTTGTTTTTGTTTTGCCATAATATAATATAATATAATAATTTAATAAAATAAAAGGCTAGGTGCCGAAGCACCTAACACTTTTAATAAAAATAATCTTAGTTTTGGAATAACACAAAGTTGTTCGCAGCTTGAGTAACTAAACATCTTTCAGATAAGAAGTTAACTACCATCTCATCAACTTCAGAAGTATAAGCACCACCAGCAGTACCAGTGATCCAGTTTTTGTATCTTCTGTCGTCAGCTTGAGAAGCTCTATATCTTACATGCAAGAAAGGTCTTCTAATGTTTGTACCAAGAATTTGGTCATAAACAGTTGAAGTTCCAGCAGGGATAAGAACACCGTCGATATTATTTACTGCAACAGCACCTCTTGTAGAAGCGTCGTTTAAGTATTTCCATGATGTTTTATAGAAGTCATAAGAACCTCTTCTGAAACCAGAAAAACCAAGATTTAATGCCATGTCCTCAGAGTTTTCAAATAAACCATAAGCAACACCGCCTAGACCACCTGCAGAAATTTGTCCTAGCATGTCGTCGAATTCTAAATCCATATCTCTATTTAAGAATAGCATATTTTCTTCTATTGCACCTTGAGTATCAAGATTTTTAAGTACTGAGTCAAAATCAGAAATACCAGTTGCACCAGCAAATCCGCTAAATACGTTACCTCTTGCAGAGATAGCAGCAAATAAACCTTCAGAACCGTGAGCATTAATAGTAGCTGAGAAACCAGGTACGTTAGCAGCTTGAGCAGCAAAGCTCACACCACCAGCACCAGAAGCTAATTCACCTTCTACCATTGCCATTTCTAAATAATCATCAAATCTTAGTCTTGTTTCAGACTCAGATTTTAAGTACCATAGGTATCCAGAAGTTCCATCTTCAGTAGCTACTTCAACCCAACCAATTTGAGCCATATCAGAACCATTGATAGCATATCTATCTTTGATAATAATCGGCTGATTAGAATATTGTGTAAATTGAGGTTCTACAGAAAAAGATCCACTGTTAGTTCCTTTTGCAAATAATGAACCATAAACAAATATTTTAAGGTTCGTTGCAGCAGCACCACCTGTGAACAATCCGTCCCAGTTAGCAGCAGTAAAAGGATACGCTGTTACGTTAGTTGTTGTACCTGCACCAGCTGCAGTTGCACCAACAATACCTTTTAATACTACACCAGAATCAGGGTTCATAACAACGATAGTGTCATTAGGAGCGATAGCGTTTTGAATAGTAGTACCGTTTGTTGGTACATTAAACACAGCTAAACCAGCTCCAGGTCCAGTTACACCTGTATAAGAAATGTGTAATCTGTTTTGTTCAGACCAGATAACCTGATCAGATGTCATTGGCATTTCAGCGCCAACCATTCTAAGGAAACCACCTAATGTTCTGTTTCCATATCTTTCGACTTCTTGCTCATAGATCTCAGGGAGATATTGTTGAGCAAAGTCATTAGCTCCACCATTGAAAGCTAAGTAGTTACTTTGTAACGTTTGTTGTGCTTGAGAAGGTACTATACTTCCAAACACAGGAGAAATTGATCCCATAATAATTTAAAATTTTTAGTTAAATTTACGTGTTTTAATTTTAAGTTTTGAAGAATCCATACCGCTAATTGACTTAACTTTTAATCCTCCAACAAATACATCACCTGGATTACTTGTTCTAGGTTCTGTATTTATATTTTTAGATTTTGCACTTAAATCTTTAATTGCATCAGCTTTGCCTTGCTCATAAAAATGTTGTGCTATAGTATCAGCATTATTAGCAGCATACATAGCTTTATGATAACCTTTTATGTCTGTAACATTCCCTTCCTTGTCTAAGAACTTCTTAATGGTGTTGGAAATATTTGATTGATTATCAGCTACATCATTAACGTTTTTAATTCCATATCTAAACTTTTTTTCTCCTACCGAAAAATCAAAACCTTTGAACTCGGGACCAAAATAATCTTTAGTGTTAGATTTGAACGCTTCATGTTGCTGTTCTGCTACTTTCTGTTCTTCATTGTAGCGATTGAAAAAGTCCATAGCTTTTTGTTGGTCTTGAGTAACCCCAGGTCTTAACTTAATTTCCTGGTAATATTGGTTTTTCAAACCTTCTAAATGCTGTTTAGCTTTTGCAACCTCTTCTTTGTATGCAAGTTGTGCTTTACGCACTTCTCGCGGTTCATCTACATCCTCATCCCAAGAAAAATTATCTTCAATTAAAAAGTTAATTTCTTCAGAATTTAAATGTGATTTCGTTTGCTTATAATACTCTCTTAATAAAGTATCATTGTCTACGTTTGAATAATCATGATTTAATCTTACATAATCTTCTAATGTTCCACCAGTTTCATTCATAAAGTCTACAACTTTAATAATATTTTCTGGTAACGTAGGTATATTTTCTTTTGGTACTTCATCAGATATAACAGCCGTTGGTCTGTTAGACTCTTGTACCATTTTCTCACCGATTTCAATAACTTCTTCTTTTTCTTCTTCCTTTTCAGGCTCTTCTACTACTTCTTCTATTATCGGTTTTTCTTCTTTTTCTTCTTCTTTAGATTCAACAGGGGCATTGGGCTCTTTATCGGATTCTCCTCCTTTAACTTCCACCTCCGGTATATCTCCGGATGGTTTATCATCAGGTATTGTTTCTGTTTTTGGCTCTTGAATGGCATCTTGTTGTTCTACTTTTTCTTCAGTTTTTTCAACTGGTTTTGATAAATCTACTTTTATAGGTTCATCATTTTTTACTAGTTTTTTAGGTTTTTTAACCTTAAGCTTTCCAGCTTTTTCTTTTGTTTCTGACATAATATAATATAATAATAATTAATAATTTTAGGATATTTCGTCTATTCCTAAATTTTGTTGTTCAAAATCTGTTGGCAATAAATCATTTTTTCTTTGATTTATCATTTGAGATTGTTGTGTTGCTTGTATTCTTGTTCTTTCGTCTTTTCTATCTTCTATTTCTTTTTCTTTAGCTTTTTGTGCAGTAAGTTCAGCCTGCTTAAGTTTAAGATCATATTCAAATTGCTGAGCCATTTGTTCTCTTTCAATTTCAGCAGCTGTTTGCATTTTTTGAATTTCAAAATCAGCTTTAGCTTTTTCAAATTGAACATTAGTTTCGTTAAGGGCTTCAGCTTTTTGAACATCAGACATTGCTGCTCTTTCTGCTGCTTCAGCATTAGAATCTGCTTGAGCTTGAATATTAGCCATCTGAGCTTGCTGGTCAGCTTGCTGTTTTTTCATTCTCTTATATTTTAAAACTTGATTAGCTAATTGTAAATTTTTAATTTCTCTAATGTCAATAGCATCTTCAAGAAATATTTGATTTTGCTGTAAAGCCATTTGAATATTTTGTTCAAGCATAGCTTTTTCTTCTTCCTCTGGTTCTAATTCTAAAAATACACCAAAGTCATAAAGATGTAAATTATCTATTTCTTTTAAAGTTGCTACATTAAATTTACCTATACTTGCTTTTAATGAATCATTAGTTAATTCAAAATCTAACATATCTGAAACTCTAAGTGATATATTTTCACAAGTTTTTACAGTTAAATATAGTGCAGCC